TGTCGACCATATCGTCGAAGGCCTTCAGCGCGGGCTCGATCATTTCCTCAACCAGGTCGAGGGTCAGGACGTGGTCGGCATAGCGAAAGCCAGCCAGCACCAGATCCTCGGGCGTGCGGCCCTTGGCCAGGATCTCTTCCATGGCGTTGTGCAGCAGCGTGCCCTGATCGGCGAAGGCGCTGGAGCCCTGCTTGGGCATCTTGAGGCAGAGCTCGACCGAGGCCGTGCAGTTCAGAACGCGCTCGGCGGTGGACCCACCAATCAGATCAGAATGCGCCATTGCAGGTCTCCTCGGGCAGAGGGTCGAGCGGCGGGTTGAAAGGCAGGTCGGGCTGCTTAGGCGGCATGGAAAATCTCCTCGATCATGCGGGTCTTGCGGGCCAGGGCCTCGGCCACGGCCTCGTCGACGCTGTTCTCGAGGGCGAGAACGCGGACCAGGACAGAGCCGGGCTGACCGATGCGGTGCACCCTGGCGTAGGCCTGGGCGTTGGTGGCCGGCACCCAGTCGGCAGACACGGCGATCACGTCCTGGCACTTGCCGCCGCCATGCAAAGTGATGGCGGTGCCGGCGGCCTGGACCTGGCCGATGAAGACCTGGGCGTCGCCCTCGGTGAAATCGGCGATGGCCTTGTCGCGGGCCTTATGGCCGACACCGCCGTGGATGACGGCGACACCGGCGGGCTCGAGCAGCCCAGCCAGGTATTCGATGACGTCGCGGTGGCGGGCGAAGACCACCACGCGCTTGCCGCTGTTGACGACTTCCAGGGCGAGTTCGGCAGCTGCCGGGGCCTTGGCCATCTCGGTCATGCGCGACAGGGTCGCCACATGCTCGGACATGGGGGCGCCGTTCAGCACCGCCTCAACCTCGGCGCGGTATTCCTCTTCCAGCTTGTAGACATCCGCCGCCAGGCTGGACCCAGCCACCGGGAGGGTGACGATGTTCATGGGCGGGAGCTCGGACAGCACGTCGTCCTTGCGGATCCGCAAATAGCGGTCGCCCATCCGGTCCAGCAGGCTCGAGACCTCGGGCTTGTTGCCCACGATCTTCAGCCCGTAATTGGTCGGGATGCAGCGGCAGTAGCGGAGGATGAACGCATCCTCGGACACCTTGCCGATCACGTCAGGCATGCCCGAGGCCAGCAGCGGGTAGAGCTCGGACACGTTGTTCGGCATGGGCGTGCCGCTCAAGCACCAGACGTGGTCGGCCATCTCGGCGATGCCGCGGCTGCGGTACTTGCCCGTGCCCCAGAATGCCTGGGTGCGCTTGGCGTCGGTGGACTTGAGGTAGTGGGCCTCGTCGGCGGCCACCACAGACCAGGCACGCGAGGCCAGCTGGTGGTGGATGGCGTCGGCGCACATGAGATCGTAGGACACGATCACCAGACCGGCGTCGAGGGGGATGCGGTCGGCGCCGCTGCGGATGGTGACGACCTGCAGATCGGGGTCGACCCGACCGGCCTCGCGTGCCCAGTTGGACACCGCCACCGCCGGGCAGACGACCAGGGCGGCGGACGACATGGCCATGCGCAGGGCCAGCAGACTGATGAAGGTCTTGCCGATGCCCATGTCGCCGTGCAGCAGCGAGACGTCGCTGGCAGCGAGGCGTGCGGCGGCCACGGTCTGGTAGTGCCGGGGCTGCATTTAGATGACCTCTTGGATCAGGCTCGCGTAGCCCGCCAGGTCGACGGCGCTGTCCAGGTGGTCGGGGGTCTCGACCAGCCTCGACAGCTTCAACCCGGCCATCATCAGCACCACGTCGGCGGCGCTGATGGAGTGCTCCCGACCCAGCTTGGGGCCGAGGATGGACTGCCAGATGGCGGCGGTGCGCTCGAATGACGAGACAGGCGAGCCGTAGCTGGCCTGACGGTCGGCGATGGCAGCGCGGGCGTGGTCGAGGGTGGTGATGGCGCGGTCGAGAGGCATGGTGGCTCCTTAAAATTCCCAGCCGTCTGTGGCGGCGGCAACGCGACGCTCCAGTTGGCGGTAGGTTTTTGCGTCGATGAGGATGACGGTAACGGCGGGGTGGTAGCGGCGCATGCGCTCCAGCTTCAGAATGCTGGCCGGGTCCATCCAACCTTTGACTTCGTGGTATGCGACGGCGCCATCGGCGTCAGTCACCCGAAAATCGGGCAAGTAGCTGCGGGTGCCGCGGCGGACTTCCTCGAACCAGAAGGTCTCAGGCTCGTGCTCCCAGGAAAGGATGGCGCCGATGTCTTTAAGGCTCTGAAGATACCGGGCGTAGTTCGCCTCCCAGCGAGAACGGTAATACTTCCGCACCCCGCCGATCTCGCGCCACGCAGCTTTCCAGGTCTGGTTCGGGCGGGTCGAGATGAGCGTCCCGTTCTTCGCCCGCGTCTTCAGGCTCTTAAGGGTGCCCGCCTCTCGGACCTCGGCGGGCATGTTCCGCATGTTGTCGGCAAACTTGCGTCGGTTTTCCGGGGTGTGCGTCTTCCCCAGCATTCCGCGAGGGTGCTCGTGGCATGCGAGCCACGCCTTGGCCTTCGCCGACAGCGCATCTTTCAGATAGGCCTTCTTGCGCTTACGGTCAGTGAGCCCGAGGTGCTTTGCCTGGCGGCAGATAAAGGCTTTCGTGCGCCCCATCGCCTCCGCAAGCTCTCCGAGTTTACCGGCGTCAGCCGCGGCATTGTACTCGCTGACGAGCCTCGCCTTTTCGGCGTCAGTGAACTCGTTGACAGGGTTTGTGAGCCCCAGCGCCGCGAGCCTAACGTGGACCTGCTGCCCGCTCATGCCGACTTGGCGGGCCACTGCCCACACGCTTTTCAGCTCGGCATAGGCGGCAGCCAGAACATCGTCGGGCACCTTTCGGCGGGATCTGCCGGGCACGGTGATGACGACTTCAGCCATGGAGGAAGTCCTCCGCGGTGGCGATGACGCCCTTCTTCTGGCCGGCGCTGACCAGGGCCATGATGTGCTTGCCGGGGACGGACTTCCGCAGACGCCAGTTGAAGACGACTTGAGGAGCCAGCCCCAGTTCGCGGGCCAGGTCGGTGGGGGTGCCATAAGCGGCGATGATGTCGAGCAGCTTGGTCATGGCACACAGCCTACACACAGGCTGTGTGTGCAGTCAACCCCTCAGGCACACACCTGTCTGTGCGGTTGCGCATACGACACATTTTGTGTATGGTGGAAGGATGGACACCTTGAAAGCCCTCCGCGAGCAAGCGGGTCTCACCCAAGCTGAACTGGCCGCCAAGAGCGGCCTGTCGGAAAGCTACATCCAGAAGCTGGAGACCGGCCGCCGCCCCCTCTCCTTGGATAACGTGGCGAAGCTGTCGAGGGCGCTGTCCTTACCGACCGCGACGGTGATGAAGCTGGCAGGCCCTCTGCAGGGCGGCCTGGCGCAGTTCATCAACGTGCCTCCTGGCGCTGGCGCACTCAGCCTCCTGGGCAGCATCGCCGCGGCGACCGCGCCGAGTTTCGGCCTGGTGCAGGAATGGGAAGACGACGACGGCATCGGCGACCAGATGAAGAAGGACTGGGACCACGTCCAGGCGCAGCTGGTCGGCGAGCCCCCGGTGGACATCGTCGCCATCGCCCGCAGTCTCGGGCTGCGGGTCGTTCGGCATTCGGGCGTCAACTTCTGGGGCGCCATATATAAGGAGGAGGGGCGCTACGTGATCGGCGTGAACGCCCACCACCACCGGGTGCGCCAGCGTTTCTCCGTCGCCCATGAGCTCGCCCACTTCCTCAAGCACCGCGAACTCATAGGAGAGGGCCTGTTCGAGGAGGCGCTATACCGCGGCGTCGTGATCGGCGTCGAGATGGAGCGCGAGGCCAACCGCCTGGCCGGTGACTTCCTGATCCCCAAGGCCATGCTGGAAGCAGCCATGGATGCGGGCACCACCGAACCCGCCCAGTTGGCCGCGCTGTTCGATGTATCTGGCCAGGCCATGGCCATCCAGCTGGGCGTGCCATACGAATAGCCACCCCGACTCCCGCACAGGCCGCCCACACAGGCGGCCCTTTTTTGTGCTTGCAACACACACAATCTGTGTGTAGCGTTGTGTGAGTTGCACAACGGGAGCCACCCCAATGACCACCATCCCTTCTTCCGCCGAAATCCTCGCCGCCGCCATCGCGGCTTCCGGCAAGCCCTCCACCACCCTGATCCAGCACAACGTGAAGACCACCCGCGCTCTGGTTTCCGCCGCCGATGCGGTCGGCATCAGCGCCGAGGTGATCGGGTGCAGCGGCGGCCGGTGGCTGCTCGTCATCAATGACAGCGCCCACGGCATCGCGGGCACCCGCGCCGAACAGCATTCCAAGCTGGCCCACGAAATCCGCGAGCGGATGATCGAAGCGGCCATGTCGGCCTAACGCAATGGGGGCGAAAGCCCCCTAATTTGCCGCCCCCTTGAAGACGGGACACGATTATGAAGACCACAAAGATCAAAATGATTGAGCGCATTTATGGCTTGATGCGCGACGGACTCAGCGCCGATGAGATCGTGCACGAGTTGGCGTCTATCGGCTGGGCCGTGTCGCCGTTGCATCTCGCTGTCGGCGGATGGGTTCCTACTCTTCGCGAAACCGCCCGCGCCGAGGCCTCCCTGACCGCCGTCGCCGCCCAGCCCACCATGATCGCCCAGCCCGTCCAGCAGCAGCAGGGCCGCGCCCCCCGCGTCATGTTCACCATGGAGCAGGTCACCGAGGCCATGTCCGAGGACAGCGGCTTCTGCATCAAGTGCGGCGGCCAGACCGACGACACGGTCGAGCCCGACGCCCGCGGCTATCGCTGCCCGCACTGCGACGCCATGGCCGTCTACGGCGCCGAAGAGCTCCTGATCATGGGCCGGGTGGCGTGATGACCTTCCAGCAGTTCCTCGCGGCTCCCGCCGTATTCCTCTGGGCGAAAGGGCGCCGCTACTGCGGCCCCTACCGCACCCGCCGCACCAAGATGGAGGACTGATATGGGCCTCTCTCAGAACATGATCCAGTGGGTCACCGCCCGCGTGCGCGAGGCCCAGGCCATCCTGGCCAGCCCCCGCTCCACCGAGAGCCAGCGCACCTGGGCCAGGTGGACCCTGTCGACCTGGGAGGTCCGGTAATGTGCTATCGCCTGATCGAGATCGCCTACGTGGCCCTGTGCGTCATCAGCCTGTCCGTGGTGTGGTAGCCATGGCCCTCCCGATGACCGTTCCCGAAGTGGCCAACCGCTGGCGGTGCGGCACCAGCCACGTCTACAATCTGATCGCTGACGGCGCCCTCGCCCACTTCCGGGTGGGCAAGCTGATCCGCATCCCTCTCCAAGCCGTGGAGGCTTACGAATGCTGCGCATCGTCGACTACCGCGGAAAATGGGCTGTCCTCGTCCACCAGCACGGACAGCGTTTCCGCCGATCCCTCGGCCTCGACGCAACCGAGGCAAACTACCCCGCCGCCCAGCGCCAAGCTGCTGATCTCGAAAGGGCGCTCGCTGCCGGTGTTGGTGACATCGTAGGTGATATCGTGACCGCGTACCTCGCCGACACCAAAGCCATCACCAAGACCTACATGGAGTGGATGTGGGGCGTCCTCGCCCCGCACTGCGCCGGGCTCCGCGTCGACCAGATCGACCGGACC